ATGTTCGAGCCGTCCGTATCGCTCTGATTCGTTCCGTTATATGGTGTCCAGAGTGCCGGTCCGTTTGTCGGGTTTCGGATCTGACGGAACACAACATTGGCTGGGGCCGGGCTAAAGTACGGGTCCGGGTTGGTTCCTGCACCTGCTCGTCCTGCCGCCGTGACCGAGAAACCTCTCAAGTGGATTTGACTCCGGTTCGGTATGACGTTCGGTGCGTTTGTTCCGAAATAGGTCGCGTTCTTGATCGCCAGAACCATAGTCTCTGTATTGAGAGCTAAATTAGCCGACGGTGAGTTTGCGAGAGCTCCGCGCGGCCCACAAAAGTTCCTGATTCCTTCCAAAAAGTGACCACCGGACGCGCCGTTCAGCGTGATTGTGTTGGAACTCGAGGCGTTATTGGAGTACCACGAGATTTGCATGGTCGGGTTCTGGAAGTTTGGAGAGGCTGAGTAATTTACGGCTGGAATTTGGTGAACAAAGATGAATCGACCGGTCGCCGGGTTTTCGACGTACAGGTTTATGTCCCCGATACTTTGGAACTGGACCTGGTACTGGTTCAGGACTTGTGGGTTCAGAGTCATACCGGACTTGGTCCCACCGTTCACGGAGTCTTGGTTCCACAGAGACTGGGGGATCCAGGTATCTGTACCCGTCGCGCCGTTACGCCACAGGATACTGAAGGTTGAAGGACTCGCGGCGTTTCCGTAGCCGAACCCTATAAAGTCTATGAAGATTGTCGTGTTTGCGACCGCAAAGCCCGAGCCACACAGTTGTTGGGTTCCCGTCGCCGGTTGAGCGAACGAGGCGGTCACGCGGGTCATAGAACCTTGACCCGACCGGTACTTGACAAACTTCTTGGCGGTCAAGGTACACGAGGAAGCACCCGACGCGCCGTTGGATGTACACTTGAGGAGCCCGCCCGATGCTGTGACTGTCGCGTTGGACCCCTGGACGTTACTGGTCGTCACGAGCGTACTGATTCCATATACGAAATCAATCTGAGCCAAAGGGTACGGCTGAATGACGCTCATTTCATTAAATGCCGAACGCGGGTCGTTTATACACACGTTCAGAGACTGATTGCCGTTACTCGCTAGAACCTCCGTGGTTGGATTGGTTCCCTGAGTAACGCCAGTCAGGTTTGGGATGTAGGTCATCTAATAAACTCGATAGAGTTTATTCCGCGCAGTACGTTAGCACCGCCTGAATGAAACTTTAAAAAAGCCTTGGGCGGCCAAAGTTCCTGTTAGATCACGGACCATCCTGTGCCGGTCCAATACAGGGTTACGGCTCCGTAGTTTATAACCATGACAAGAGACGTCTGGCCATCTATCAAGTTTCCAGAATAGGGTTGAATAGTTATGTGATTGACGGCGGCGTTTCCAGACTCATCCTTGATGACGTACTGTTTTCCCGCGGTGAGAGATGCCCCTATAGGAAGAGAGACTGTGAGTGGACCCGCTGAACACCCTATATAGTAATCAGTGATTTGGGCCGCGTAATTCACGGTTTGACCCGTGACCGTGTTTCCGAGCGTACTCAAGACCACAGTCTGTGAGGCGGCCGCAACACCTCCGAGGGGCGCGATGGATATCCATGACCCGCCATTGACGTTGGACGTTGGTTGTAAAGAAATACCATCGACGCTAAAAGCATCGACGTAATAGTATAAAGAGGTTGAAGCGACGTAAAACTGTGCTTCGAGGATAGCTGTTGGGTTTTGACTTATAAAAGGGACTAAAGAGTACAGGTACGTCTGGTCCGTTCGGGTCCCATAGTCTATGACGTTCGAGCCTATCCCTATGCCCAAAACGTTATTGAAATTTGTAAGGAAATTAGATGCCAAAGTGTATACGCCCGTCTGGTTAAACTGGAAACACCCGTTGGCCGATGTCCTGATATACGTGCTTGTTCCTTGTTGCGTAAAAGCCGAAAGTTGTATCCTGTTTGTTTGGGCCCCACCACCTGGAATTGTCCCGACAAAAGTCGAAGGTGTGTAAGCCGACCCGAGACTGAAAAAGAGCGACCCACCAACACCCAGTTGTCCGAGACTCGAGTAGACGTTTCCAGCGACGACCACGTTCCCTTGGACGTACGTGTTTCCCTGGGTCACGGGGATGATGTTTCCAGAGACGCTCAGGTTCCCCGTGGTTTCAAGGGACGAGACGTTCAGGGTCGTGACGTTAGCAAGAGGGGTAACAAGGGAATTTAAGTTCGAAATTGCCGAGACGTTCAGAGACCCAACAAACTCCGAGGCTACGTTTAGAACAGAGACGTTGACCAAAGGGGTCACGAGGGAATTTAGGTTCGAAATTGCCGAGACGTTCAGAGACCCAACAAACTCAGTAGCCGTATTCAAGAGAGTCACGTTAGCCAGAGGTGTGACCAATGAATTTAGGTTCGAAATTGCCGAAACGTTCAAAGACCCAACAAACTCTGAAGCTACGTTTAGAACACTCACGTTGGCTAAAGGACTCACGAGTGTCGTGAGATTCGAAACACCCGAAACGTTCAGAGACCCAACAAACTCAGAGGCTGTGTTCAAGAGAGTCACATTGGCTAAAGGACTCACGAGTGTCGTGAGATTCGAAACACCCGAAACGTTCAGAGACCCGGCAAACTCTGACGCGGCATTCAAGGTTGTGACGTTGGCTAAAGGACTCACGAGCGTTGTGAGATTGGAGATACCCGAGACGTTCAAAGACCCGGCAAACTCTGAGGCCGCGTTCAGAGTCGTGACGTTAGCCAAAGGACTCACGAGCGTTGTGAGATTGGAGATACCCGACACGTTCAGAGACCCAACAAACTCCGAGGCCGTGTTCAAAAGAGTCACGTTGGCCAGAGGTGTAACTAGAGACGAAAGGTTGGAGATACCAGAGACGTTCAGGGACCCTACAAACTCCGTCGCCGTATTCAAGAGAGTCACGTTGGCTAAAGGGGTCACAAGGGAACTCAAGTTCGAGATACCCGAGACGTTCAGGGACCCAACAAAACCTGATGTGACGTTAGCCAAAGGGGTCACAAGGGAACTCAAGTTCGAGATACCCGAGACGTTCAGGGACCCTACAAACTCCGTAGCCGTGTTCAAAAGAGTGATGTTGGCCAAAGGACTCACGAGCGTGGTAAGGTTCGAGATACCCGACACGTTCAGGGACCCGGCAAACTCCGAGGCCGTGTTCAAAAGAGTCACGTTAGCCAGAGGTGTAACAAGTGAATTCAAGTTCGAAATTGCCGACACGTTCAAGGACCCGGCAAACTCCGAGGCGGCATTCAGAGTCGTGACGTTAGCCAAAGGGGTCACGAGGGAACTCAAGTTCGAAATTGCCGACACGTTCAAAGACCCAACAAACTCTGTGGCCGTATTCAAAAGAGCCACGTTAGCCAAAGGGGTCACGAGGGAACTCAAGTTGGAGACGCCCGAAACGTTCAGGGACCCTACGTATCCCGAGGTTACGTTGATCAAGGGACTAACCAGAGAGTTCAAGTTCGAGATACCTGAGACGTTCAGAGACCCAACGAGTCCGGACGTAGCATTCAAAGTCCCAACAAACTCCGTCGCCGTGTTCAAAAGAGTCACGTTAGCCAAAGGGGTCACGAGGGAACTCAAGTTCGAAATTGCCGAGACGTTCAAGGACCCAACAAACTCTGTGGCCGCATTCAGAGTCGTGACGTTGGCCAGAGGTGTAACAAGTGAATTCAAGTTTGAAATTGCCGATACGTTCAAGGACCCAACAAAACCTGATGTGACGTTAGCCAACGGTGTAACCAACGAATTTAAGTTCGAAATTGCCGACACGTTCAGGGACCCGGCAAACTCCGAGGCGACATTCAGGGTCGTGACGTTGGCACTCGCGGCCACGAGGTTGGTACTCAAGGAATTTAAGTTTGAAATTGTGATGACGTTCAGGGTCCCTACATTGGCCACCGCAGCCACCAGGTTGGTCGTGAGGCTCGCAAGGTTAGACACGGAAATGACGTTCAAGGTCCCTACGTTTGCTACGGAGGCTATCAGGTTGGTCGTCAAGCTCGCCAAGTTTGAAATCTGTATGACGTTCAGGGTACTTACATTGAGGGTCGACAAATTTGAAACTGAAATGACATTCAGGACTGTTGCGTTGACCGAGGCGGCTAAGAGCGTCGAGACGTTGGCCGTTCCAAGCACAAAAAGGTTCGAACCCGTGGGTGGACTACTGATGGTCCCTATGGATACGCCGTTTCCGTACGCCACGTTCGATTGAACAAAGGTCCATTGGGTCGCAAGGTTCGAGGCGGACGTGACCCTTCCGTACTGGTCGACAGAAACTTGGACCAGGTTCGACGAAGACCCGTAACTTCCAGCAAGGACACCCGAGTTGGGAAGGTTTGTAGCCTGAATCGTGTTTGTAAAATAGACGCTCGGTGTTGTGATGGCGTTCGAGGCGTATATGTTCCCCGTGACTTGGAGCGTCGATGTGGGTGTTGCGGTCGACCCGATACCGACGAAATATTGGTAATAAATTGTACCCGGCGGCGTTCCGACCCACTGGGACGATGTGATGGCGACGTTCGAGGCGGCCGTGACTCTTCCGTACTGATCAACAGTCACCTGGGACACGTTCGCAGATGACCCGTACGTACCTGAGGATACGCCGCTCGTCGGAAAAAGACTCAAGGGGAGAATACCTGTCAAATGATTCGTAGTGATGTTCAGAATACCGGACCCGTCGCTTATCGATGCAGAGCCGACAACTGTGAGACCCGTCAAAGTTCCAAAAGATGTGATATATGGTTGATAAGAGCCAGTAACAATACTTGCTTGAGCGACAGTCCCTGTAACGCTCGAGCCCTGGATATTCACCAGACCGTACCCGTCACCTGTAAACGTTCCCGAAGTCGTCGTACCCGTGACGGTCAAGTTTGACAAAGTTCCGACACTCGTGATGTTCGGCTGGGACGCTTGGGACACGACCTGAGCCACGACGGCGTTCTGGACCGTTCCTGAAATGTTCGATGCGGGCAGATTCGTAAGTCCAGCACCCGACCCATAGAAGATTCCGGCTGTTACGCCCCCTGAGACGCTCAGACCCGTGAGCGTTCCGACGCTCGTGATGTTCGGCTGAGCCGATTGGACGACGCTTTGGGCCGTTGCGACCGTCCCCGTGATAGCCGAGGCGGGAACACCAGTGAGACCCGATCCGGATCCTGAAAACGTCCCACCATACACGGTCCCGATGACGTATAGACCTGTAAGTGAGCCTACGGACGTTATGTTCGGTTGGGCAGACGCAATCACGCTCTGGGCCGTCGGGACGGTCGAGACGTTCGAGCCGTTTATGTTTGACAAGGCCGATGCGTTCCCCGTCAAAAGTTGAGCCTGGAAGATACCAGCCACGTTCAGAGAGGTCAAGTTTCCGACGGACGTGATGTTCGGCTGGGCAGACGCAATCACTGATTGAGCCGTTGGGACGGTCGAGACGTTCGAGCCGTTTATGTTGGACAAAGTGTTCCCGAGGATCAGAGAGCTCGAGACGATACCGAGGACCAGGTTGGACGCGTTCAGGTTCGAGAGCGTGTTTCCAGTTATGAGGGTACTACTGACCACCCCAAATGCCAAGTTGGACGCGTTTAGGTTCGAAAACGTGTTTGGATAAAACCCCGAGACGTTCGCCAATTGAATGTTTGACAGAGTGTTTCCGAGGATCAACGCGCTCGGCACGATTCCAAAGGCTAGGTTCGACGCGTTCAGGTTCGAAAGACCCGCGCCGTTTCCAAAGTACGCCTGACTCGTGACGATATTCAGGTTCGATGTTCCCAGAACGTTCAGAGTCTGAGACCCGAACACCGTCGCCGAGTTGGCAAATAGGGTCGTGACGTTCAGAGTGTCCATGTTGGCCGTTCCAAGTACGTACAAGTTGGACCCGGGCGGGGGACTGACCAAAGTTCCTATGGAGACCCCGTTCGAGTACGCAACGTTTCCCGCGTTGCTTGTCCACTGAGACGAGGTGATGGCGACGTTCACGGCGTTCGAGACGCGGCCGTACTGGTCCACGGTTACCTGGGACACGTTCGCACTCGAGCCCCATGTCCCTTGGGCCGTGTTTAGGATCGGCAAATTTGTAGGCAAAATTGAGTTTGTAAAAGACAGATTGGTCACGAAAAGGTTTGTGAGGTTTGCCGTTCCGAAAAGGTTTGCGGCGTTTATGTTGGAAAGGCCAGAGCCGGGCCCAAAGTATGCCCCGGAAACGACCGAGCCCGCGTTGATTGTGCCGGACACGTTCAGAGTCACGTAACTGATATTACTGATGATGGATCCGGCAACATACAAGTTTCCTGTAAAAGTTCCGTCTTGACTGAAGATGTTTCCAGCTATGACGTTCCCGTTTGTGCTCAGGACGTTTGATGCGATAATCACGTTTGCTGGAGGACAGGGCTGGGCCGCAGAGGCCACAGGCCCTCCATTGGCGATGCTATCGCACATCTCTAGTAAAGGTTAACATTTACTTTCGGGCAAAGATAACAAGTAAAAGGGCGAGGAGGGCCGCTGCGATTATGACGTACGTTTTAGTCTTTTCACCCGAGTCCCATGGAACGGGGTCTGGAAGGCTCGGAGGGCGTTCAGGCTCTTCAGGAACCTGGACCGTTTCGAAACGAAGCAGGAACATGTTCCGCCCGAGATCTATCGGTGGGCTAAAGTTTTTGTCGATAAATACGTCGCCGTTGTTTGGCTGCCGCCACGTGATGGTCAGACGATCGAGCTTATCGATACGTGACGGATACTCTTGGTATACGCGATAATTTGCGTTGTACATTTCGAGATTTACGGCGACGCTCGTATTCGTGTACGTGCTCAGGTTCGAATAGACGGCGGCGGCCCCGCCCGAACACTTGACGGGAATCGTCGCAAAAGACCCGTAGTACGCGTTCGAGTTTGGGACAAGGACGTTATTGGCCGTTGTGACGAGGGCCGAGGCTATGAGGTTCCGGGGCGTTCGGAGCTCTTGAATATCCAAAGTGATATACTGAGACGAAAAGACGTTCGGCAACATGGCCGAAAGAACCTCCACCTTTGAGATGTTTTTGATGGGGGTCGTCAGATACAGAGTATATGAATTTGAATTTGGAAACAAACTGGAGTTTCGGTTATTGGAATCAGCGTATACGATGTATTCCATCTAGTAGAGGAAAACTTTAGTTTTCGACGCGAAGGGCGCCCTTGGGGAGTTACACAACTGGTCTCAGTACAAACACCTATTAGGCTTGGAACACGTGAATCTTATGGTCAAGTACGTCGCTCCTGAAAGGCTCGGTAAGTTTCCATCATCTTTGAGAATAGTCACAGTCAAGTGTTGTACTTGACGAATAGGCTCGATGTATTCAACCTCCGTGTTCCAATAAGAGCTCGTCGTGAATACGCTCCGGGCGTTCACCTGATCGGTCGGAAAAGCCACTAGGGCCGTTCGAAGCTGAGCCACGTTTGAAGTGGTCGAGGAAGGGTTCGGGCCTATATTGGAAGTGTTTCCAGCAACACTGATGACCGTCTGAACGTCAGACTTGTCATTGAACTTTGATACGAGCTCGTCGATGTACACGTACAAAATTGCAGTTGTTGCTGAATTAGAAGAGATACTGGCTGACAAAAGTTCAGCCTTGACGACATTTCGTAATGGGATATTTATGTATCCAACAAACGAATTGTTTGAAGGAGCTCCACGAGAGTCCACCTTGACGGTGTACGTTTCGTACTGCTCACACGAGGTACTCATATTATTTTATACTTAGCTTATTTTTCCAACAGAGAGCCGCCGACACCATCGGCGATGGCATAGTCACGCTGCTGGTCCTTCACGTACTCACCCGAGTCGCACAGACCACCTGGGGTCAGGCCCTGGGTGTAGTACGCCGCATTCTCGGACGGGCCTGGAACACAATCCAGGCCAATCTTGAGGTCGAAGATGCTCTTGGGGTCGGACCGGGCGTTGGGGCCGGCGGTCGTCACTAGAGGGGAGGGCTCGTAAGAGCTGGAACCGCCCCGGCCCTGGACCAGGATGACCAGGATGGCCAGAAGCAGACCGATGATGATCGCATGGACGAGCATCTTTCCAAACTTGAACGCCATTTACGAATAGTCTATATTTTTTTCAGGTCTCGAGTCCAAGTCGGCCTGCGGCCGACTTGTCCGGCCCCCGGGGCTCCAAGTCAGCCGGGGGCTGACTTGCGTTAAAGCCAACAATCACTTTTCTTCAAAAGTCTTAGACTATGGAGTTTACTTTTGATACTGGAAATAGGGAGATGAAGTTGAACGACGACGAGGCGGCAATGTTGGACGAGATTTCGATCGTTGCTCCTGAGAAGAAGGTTGCCATAAAGCCCAAGCCGTCTCGGCCAAGCCCGTTCGCCAAGCGTGTTCCCGGACCTTCAGCGCCTCCTCCGCAGGTCGACGACGGTCTGGACATGTTTATGAATCCTGGTAAGCGGACCGCACCACCCGTTCCACCTCCAGAGGAGTTTGACGGCGGCGAGGAGGGCGAAGAGTACGAAGGCGAGGGTCAGGAAGGTGGCGAGTTCCAGCCTGGAGGCGGGGCTCAGGTGCCTTCGGACGGATACAAGACCATCGAGGACGAAAAGGCTGACCTCCTGAACAAGATTAGCCGTTTGTCCAAGAAGGGTATTGCGACCAGCGCCCGTCTGACGATTTACTCAGACGTTGAAGAGATTCGCACGGAGTACAAACGTATGATGTATGGTATCGAGGTGGACCGGTCCATCAAGTTCCAGCGTCGTATGCTCATCGCCTGTGTGACCGGCCTGGAGTTCCTGAACGATAAGTTCGACCCCTTTGACCTGGAGCTGAACGGTTGGTCTCAGAACATGATGGAGAATGTCGAGGACTATGATGGCGTCTTTGAGGAGCTGTATAACAAGTACAAGACCAAGGTTCAGGTGGCTCCTGAGGTCAAGCTGATTATGATGGTCGGCGGGTCCGCGATGATGTTCCACTTGACGAATAGCATGTTCAAGGCGGCTGTTCCGAACGTTTCTCAGGTGATGAAGCAGAACCCAGGTCTCATGCAGAACATGATGGATGCTGTGCAGAGGACGCAGCAGGGCCAGGGCCCTGGTCAGACATCTTCGATGTCCTCCTTCCCCAGCCCTCCGTCTGGGCCACGTGAGATGCGTGGACCCGGTATGGACTTTGGGTCCCTTATGAATATGATGGGTCCTCCTCCAGCGATGATGACTCGTCCACCACGGGCTCCAGAGACGGACTCCGTGTCTGATATCGTAAGCATCGACGAGGGCGACCCAGATACCCGTGAGGTTCAGGTCGGTGGCCCCAAGAAGCGTGGACCCAAGGGGAAGGGGAAAAGGGAAGTGAGTTTGTAAGCTCTGCTTACAAACCCAGCGAAGCCTCCAGGAGAGACCAGGGCCCAACTGCGTGGCTCACAAGTCCCTGTGGGACTTGGTTTTTTTCTCAACCTAAAATAGGTAAATGGTGCTATCATATGCGCCATTCGAAGATACATGGTCACCCAGGCCAAAAGCGCACGTACCGCTTCAGCTTCCAAAAGGGGGTGTATCCTCGGACAACACAGAGTGTAATTATATAGTTATGGCTTTTGTTGGGGGTGTTATATTGATGGGGATTATGGACTCTTTGAGAGGTTCGGCACGTTAGTGCCGTTCTTAAAGAGGACTCTCGGAGTCCTGCGGGGATCACGACCCCGGGCGCGATGCGCCCGACTCGGTCTCTTTACTTATTCACACTCGACTGGTACACAGGCGCGTAGTCCTGAGCGCCCAGACACGGACACGGCTTGGCCGACGCAACATCAATAATGTCCTTTTCAATGGCATTATTGATTTTGATTTGCTGATCAAGCGCTTGACTGGTGATGGCTCCTGGAGCGAGTATCATTTAATTTTAGTTGAGAGAAAAAAGACACTTACCTTTCCCAAAGACTTCAGTCTTTGACGGAGGCTCTTCGGGGATCCCAGTTCCTGCGGAACTGATCTCGAAACCCGCTCCCCTGTACACGTTGGCACGTTTCCGAGCCATGGCGTGAAACACGGACCACTGGTCAACGATATCATATATGAGAGGGTCGTTCTGTTTCCCGGGCCGGGCCCCCAAACCATCGTTTGGGGTCTCACGCATGATTCGACCTATAGCCTGTACGATATCAGACTTGGGGCTTGCGAGTATGACCGTATCTAGTACGGGAATATCCAGACCTTCCTGTGCCATGGAAAAAGTTCCTATGACGACCCTCTTTTTGGAAGACTCGGTCAGTTCAGCTTCGTTGAGTCCTCCGTAATACAGACCAGACACTTCAGGACCGAATTCTTCATGAAAATAGTGACAATGTGCTCGGCGGTCAGTCAAGATGAGGACCCTTCTGGTCCCTTTGAGCGCCTCTCGAACCAGTCCACATATGAGGGTGTTTCTCTCGGGTATTTCAGTTACAATATTGATCATCTCGGCCATGTTGATCTTTCCGAACCGAGTCACGGGTGGAGCCTCCTTGTATATTTCACTCTTAAATTGAAGAGTTTCTACCCTGGTGGTCTTTTGACCCGTCCTTTGAACCCTGAAAAACTCGGGACCAAGGAACCAATACAAGATACGAGTCAGACCATCCTTGCGGTCAGGTGTTGCTGTAAGACCCAAAGTGTACTTGGGACAGAACCGGAACATGGCTTGTGAAAAGGCGGCAGCACCTATATGGTGTGCTTCATCCACAATTAAGAGTCCAAATTGATCGAAAGTCTTGGGAGGGATCATATCCTCTCCGCGACTACACAGGGTCTGTATCATAGCAATAACAAAGTCCTTGTCCGTATCGAGCGTCCCCTGTTGGATACGGCCGATGGTTGCACCAGGACAAAACTCTTGGATCCGATCTCTCCACTGGTTCGCCAAGAACTCCTTGTGAACCACGATGAGTGTCCGGGCTTTCAGGTGTGCCGCCAAAGCCAAGGAGACGGTCGTGTTGTGAGTCACGGTGAAATCACCAAGAACGAATCGACGGTTCCCGTCTATTTCAAACCCAAAATACTCACCCACTTCCAATTTTTCAACCTTGATACCTACATTCAACACGTTTTTGATCTGTTCTCGAGATTCTATGCGTTTTCGTGGCACTTTACATGGAACTTCTTCAGTTCCTGCACCTGAAATGGAACATCTAAAGTATGTTCCGGTTTTGGGACCACCCGGTGCGTTTGTACATGTCTTTCTACACTTTTGTTTATAACAAGCAAACCCAAGGGAACGTGCAAGAAACATGACGTCATCAAAAAGGGTTTCATTCTTTTGACAAAAGTCCCACCCTCCTTTGATAGCAGACCCATCAGAATCGAGTAGTCCAGCAAGTACCTGAAGTCTCACTTCTCGAGAATTGCACTTATAAATGAATGGTATGTGCTTATTTTTAATCAAATTCAAATCTCTCAGCGTTTTGAAAAAATAATTTGGTTTTTTTCCCCTTATGGCATAATCATATTGTGACACGTAGTCCAAAAATAGCCCACACTTTCCCAAATTTCTGTGAAAATAATGGAGCACGGTAGATTCCTGACAGCTTATACACGCTGAATCGGATGTTCCATCACCTAGCCAGTATCCAATCATGTAAGGATCCAATGGCACTTCCTTTACAGGGAAAGAAATAGGAACTCTGTATCCTTTGAGACGCTTTTTCCTTGCTTCAGGAAAATCTAAATAGTCTTTCAATTCTATATCTTCTATTTTGGAAGTTTTACTCCTCTTGAGTGACAATATATGAGACTCGTTCACAATATACGAATCACCCTTGGTAGGTACAATCTTATAAAGTTGTTCGGTTCCAGTACAGGTTGACAACACCTTTCTGGGAGTCGAGTCGTCTCCCATGATGAGTTCCCCCGCGTGGATATCCTGAACCTTTTTGATGGAACCATCAAACATCATCACTGGCGTGTCTTTTCCCAGACACTTCCCAAATCCCGCGTCGAGGGAGAGGACGCCACCTCCACACTCTTCAAAGGCTTTGATCCCAGCCGCAAAAGCTTCTGGCTGTCGCGTTGCGTCTCGAAGGCGTCCCACGAAAGTAATGTGAGGAGCCCGAACGTAATCAGCGCGTACGTCCCTGGAGGCCGGCCCGAACTTGGTGAGGCCGTAGTAGCGCGGGACCAAGACAATCTGCGCAGCAGATTGGATCC